TCGAACACCGGCGACTACTCGGCAGCGTCGAACACCGGCAACCGCTCGGCAGCGTCGAACACCGGCTACCAATCGGCAGCGTCGAACACCGGCTACCAATCGGCAGCGTCGAACACCGGCGACCAATCGGCAGCGTCGAACACCGGCGACTACTCGGCAGCGTCGAACACCGGCAACCGCTCGGCAGCGTCGAACACCGGCTACCAATCGGCAGCGTCGAACACCGGCGACCGCTCGGCAGCCGAGGTCAGCGGCAAGGAGTCCGTCGCCGCATCCCTGGGCATCGAAGGCCGCGCTCGCGCATCTGCTGGTAGCGCCATCGTCCTATGTCATCGTGACGACGAGGGGCGCCTAATCCATATCCGCGCCAGCAAGGTCGGGGAGAACGGCGTAGAGCCGGACACCTGGTACCAGTTGAATGCCGAGGGCGAGTTCGTCGAATTCGACGAGTGAGCCGCAATCGAACAGCGAACGAGTCTAGGGGCTAGCGCAGCCAGACCTGACGCATCCGGGGAAGCGCCCGGCGTTCGCTCCATTTGCCCTGATACGGGAAGAGGAAAACGAAATGCCAAATTGGGTAACCAACAAGGTTAAGGCTCCGCAGGAAGTCATCCAGGCAATGGTCAGCGAAGAAGGCCGCATCGATTTCGGAAAAATCATCAAGTTCGGCGGCGAGTTTCCATGGGACGGTGTTTCGGTCGATGCAGAAACCGCTGCTGAGCGCGTACTGAACCTGCCACTGAATTCGCATCCCTTGGTCGGCAGCATGCAGAAATCCAGTCGTGACCGCGTTGACGTTTCAAAGCTGAGCGATGAGAGCTTCGAGCAGTTCATCCAGATGCTGCGCAATCACCGCCAGACCGGCTACTTGCACGACATGGACTTTGCCAGATCGGCCTGGGGCACCAAGTGGAATGCCTATGAGTCCAGGGTTGACGGACCTGAGTCCGCAAGCTTTGAAACAGCATGGTCTTTCCCTGAGCCGATCTTCCTCAAGCTGAGCTCGATGTTCCCTGAGGCAACCATCGAACTCAACTACGCAGACGAAGACATCGGCAGTAACTGCGGCACGGTCAGGTTCAAGGGTGGAGAGGCAATTTATCGCGACGAGTCTGCGGGCTGGAACAGCATGTCCGGGGCCGACCGCGAGAGGTGGACCAGCTTTGCCTACGAGGTCAAGGGCTGGGAGCGCGACCAAGAAGACGACTGAACAGCCAGCGCCACGTCAGCCTGACGTTAACTGCCCGATCCACCTGGCTCCCCATCGCCAGGCTGTATCGGAGAGTGGTCTGGTCGCACAGCGCTAGGGGTATAGCGTGTGCGCAGCTATCTAGTCCGCCAGTGACCCAGCCCGGCGCCAGCCGGACAGAGACTCAGAACCGGCCAGACCACTCCCCCATACAGCCAATCACAAGCCCTCGGGCAAGAGAGTAATCCATGCCAGACCTTGGCGAGTTCGCAGCGCTGTTCGTGGTGCTGTTTCTGACTATGTATTGGTGAGGTGAACATCATGTCATTCCAAACCAAGGAAACGCGCAGGGCTCGCTGCCGACACCTGTGCGAATGCTGCTACCGCATTGTGAATGCGGGCGAGCGATACGTGAAGGTCGCTGGCCAGAACGAAGGCGACTTCTACAGCGCCAAGATGTGCTTGGCCTGTGACAGCCTCATACAACTGGTATGGGAAACGGCAGGCCCATACGACTACCCGGATGGTCTGGCATTCGATGAGTTCTATCAAGCTGCCGAAGACCTAGATCTGGCCTGCCGGATTCCGCAGGAAAACAGGAGGGCAGCCGCATGAATACCGCATTGAAATACGCCCAAGAGCGCTGGGACAACGCGCTACCGCCCGACGATGACGGCGACCGCGAGTATGTCACCGCGCAGGTAGGGAAGCTTCTGAACTGCGAGGACGGTGATTGCGTGCCGTTCCATGACCGGAAAGAGAGGCCCTTTATCGGGCCGGAGTTCACGGTCTACGGCTTTGCTGGATTCGTGCCCGAGTGGCTCGCCGAGGTAGACGGCAAAGAGTGCCCGATGACGCAGCTACTGCTTGCAGTGCGCCGAGGCGACCTGGAACTAGCCCAACGCATCTGGTTCCGCGCATTCGAAGCAACGCTGATCGAGAACGCTGAACGACTGGTTAGGGAGAGACGCACATGACCATCACCATAGACCTGAAAGAGGCCGCCCAAGTCCTGATCTTCGGCGGCTTTTTTGTGGGCAGCGTGTTCATGTTCGCCGTGGCGTTTGTGGAGGTGGCATGGCTATGAAGCTGACGACGACCGCCTACTACAACGAAATCGACCCGTATGCCGCCCAGTGGCTTCGAAACCTGATCGCCGCCGGCCACATAGCACCTGGCGACGTCGACGAACGATCGATCGAGGATGTTCACCCAGATGACCTCAAGCACTACACACAATGCCACTTCTTCGCGGGAATCGGCGTCTGGTCGCTCGCCCTTCGCCGCGCCGGCTGGCCAGATGATCGACCTGTTTGGACCGGTTCCTGTCCTTGCCAACCTTTCTCCTCGGCAGGCGAAGGAGCTGGGTTTGATGACCCGCGTCATCTCTGGCCACATTTTGCCTGGCTCATCCGCCAGCGCCGCCCTGGAGAAGTCCTTGGTGAGCAGGTTGCAAGCAAGGACGCGGAGCCTTGGCTCGACCTTGTACAAGCTGACCTGGAAGCCATGGAATATGCCTTCGGGGCTATCGCGTTTCCGTCTGCGGGCATCGGTGCCCCGCACATCCGTGACCGCACGTATTGGGTGGCCAACGCCATGCGCCAGGGATTATTTCCCGGCTCACTCTCCGGAATATATCGCGGCGAAGAAAGCCCAGGGTCACGGGATGGCGAACCTGAACGACCTGGCGCAATTGGCGGGATGGGCGACGCCAGCGGCCAGGGATTGGGTGAGCGCGTCTGCCTCGGAAGAGTTTCTTGCCGAGAGGCTGGAGCAGAAACGGGGGAAGCCACTCAGCGAACAGGTATTTACCTTGGCGGGATGGCCAACGCCGATGGCGGGCACTCCAGCTCAGAACGGGAACAACATGGCCGGCAACTCGGACTTCACCCGGAAGACCGAGGCGATCTGCGGTCGAACCATCGCGGGGCACGGGATGAGCCTTCCGGAAGACTGGAGCGGGCCCGCCCGGTTAACGGTCTCTGGGCAGATGCTGACTGGCTCTTCTGCCGGGATGGAAAGTGGCGGCCAGTTGAACCCGGCACATTCCCGCTGGCTCATGGGGCTCCCTCCCGAGTGGGACGACTGCGCGCCTACGGAAACGCCATCAATGCTGAAGCGGCGACGCAGTTCATAGCCGCATACATGGAGGCAGCATGAACACCAGACGCACAGCAATCTGGCTAGGCAGCCTTTTCGGCGGCCTGCTGTACCTGTTCATTCTCGCAGCCGGCCCGATCTGGGGCGGCATCATCACAGCAGAATCTACGCACCTGTCCGCAGCAGGCCGGTAAGCGCCTTTCCCCTTCTACCTGGAGAACATCATGCGATCAATGATCTTCATTGGCGGCCTATTCCTGCTAGCCGGTTGCACCGATGAATCAACAGCACGCCGAGCGCTTGAAGGAGCAGGTTACAGCCACATCCGATTCACCGGATATAGCTGGTTTTCATGTGGCCAAGAGGACGCCAAGTCGACTGGATTCGTCGCCAAAGGCCCAACCGGCCAGTCGGTATCAGGCACCGTCTGCTCTGGATTTATCTTCAAGAACTCGACCATCCGCCTGGATTAACCCCTCCCTTCACTGGCTGCGCATGCGCGGCGAGGATCACTCATGTCCCCAGAAACCCAACTGGTCGAAGTGCCGGCCAAAGAAACCGCACTCCAAGTCTACTCGACCGCTAATGGCCTTGACCCGTTCCTGGCCAAGATTCGCGAAGAGATCGACGGCTTCGTGCCAGACGTCACTACCCGCAAGGGCAGAGAGGCCATCGCCTCCATCGCCTACAAGGTCGCCCGCTCCAAGACGGCGCTGGACAACGTAGGCAAGGAACTGGTCGCCGAGTTGAAGGAAGTACCGAAGAAGGTCGATGCCGAGCGTAAGCGCATGCGTGACCTTCTGGACCACTGGCAGGCGGAGGTACGCCAGCCGCTAACGGAGTGGGAGCAGCGCGAGGAAATGCGCAAGGCCAAGCACCAGGCCGGCATCGATCAGATCAACCTGCGCCTGGAATGCCGCGACCTAGATTCGACCGAGTTGAAAGCCAACATTGAGTGGCTGGAAGGCCTCTTGATTGGCGAGGACTGGGAAGAGTTCGAAACCGAGGCCGCCCGCACCAAGGACAAGGCCCTGGCCGCGCTGCGCGAAGCCCTCTCTGCACGCGAGAAGTATGAAGCCGAGCAGGCCGAACTGGAGCGACTGCGCGCCGAAGCTGCTGCTCGCGAGCAGAAAGAGCGCGAGGAGCGCATTGCCCGCGAAGCAGCCGAGGCCGAGCGCCTGGCAGCGGAACGACGCGCCCAGGAAGAACGCGAAGCCGCCGCTCGCCGCGAAACCGAGGCAAAGGCTGCCGCCGAGCGCCGGGAACTTGAACTGCGACTTGCTGCCGAGAAGGCGGAGCGCGAGAAGTTGGAAGCACAGCAACGCGCCGAGCAGGCTGAGCGTGATGCACAGCGGCGCGCCGAAGAAGCCGCTGCCGCAGAGCGCCAACGGCAGGCCGACGAGCAAGCCAGGATCGAGCGCGAGGCAGCAGCCCGAGAAGCCGATAAGGCCCATAAGAAAGCCATCAACAACGAAGCCCTGGCGGCCCTGATCGCCGGCGGAATGCCCGAGGAGTGCGCCAAGCAGGCGATCACGCTGATCGCCCAGCGCAAGGTCCCTCACATCACAATCAACTACTGAGGCCCATCATGAGCAACTCCATTGCCCAGCGGCAGGAAAGTGCTGCCGTCATTCCGGCCGGTGAATCGGCCACCATCCTCCAGGTCATCCAGCGCGCCGCGGCTGATCCGCAATGCGACATCGAGAAGATGGAACGCCTGCTGGCCATGAAGGAGCGGATGGACGCCAAGGCCGCAGAGATCGAGTTCAATGACGCACTGTCCCGCGTACAGGCAAACATGGGGCGCGTAGCTGCCGACGCAACGAACAACCAGACGCGCAGCTCCTACGCCACCTACGGCAAGCTGGATAAGGTACTGCGACCCATCTACACCGCCGAAGGCTTCTCACTTTCCTTCGGCACCGAGGATGCTCCTGAAGGCATGGTCGGCATGATCTGCTTCGTGAGCCACCGGGCAGGCCATACCCGCCAGTACCGTGCGCACGTCCCTTCTGACGGCAAAGGTGCAAAGGGCGGCGACGTGATGACCAAGACGCACGCCTTCGGCTCCGGCACCTCCTACGGCATGCGCTACCTGCTGAAGATGATCTTCAACGTCGCCATCGGCGAGGAAGACGACGACGGCAATGCTGCTGGCGACGACAGCTTCCGCAACGCGGTGCTGGACGACCTGATTGCGAAGGCAAAGGCCGCACCGAGCAGCGCCGAACTCCAAGCCGTATGGCAATCGGGCCTCAAGACCCTGCAGGCAGCGAAGGATGTGGCCGGCGCCGATGAACTCCGCGCCGCAGTCACTGCCCGCAAAGCAGAGTTGGAGGACACGAAATGATCCTCATCGAATGTGATCAGGGCTCAGAGCGCTGGCATGCAGCGAGGGCCGGGGTCATAACCGCCAGCATGTTCGGCGATGCCCGGGCAAAGCTGAAATCCGGACCGAATAAGGGCCAGCCCACATCGGCGGCCTTGGACTATGCCTTCAAGCTCGCCGTCGAGCGCATTAGCGGCGAGCCCTTGGATGGCGGCTTTGAAACCTGGCAGATGAAGCGCGGCCACGAATTGGAACCCATGGCCAGGATGGAGCACGAAATCCAGACCGCCCTGATGATCCAGCGCGCCGGCTTTGTGACTACCGACGATGGCTGTTTCGGTGCCAGCGCTGATGGACTGATTGGTGAGGACGGTGGTAGCGAGTACAAGTGCTTCCTCGCCCCGGAGAAGCTTCGTGCCTTCCACATCGACAACGACGCCAGCGGGATCATGGATCAGGTTCAAGGATGCATGTGGATAACGGGGCGCAAGTTCTGGCACGTCGGCATGTACTGTCCTGCTCTAGAGCCTGTAGGCCGTCAACTCTGGTGGCGAGAGTTCAAGCGCGACGACGACTACATCGAAGCTCTGGAGGAAGACCTGTGGCAGTTCAAGCTGCTGGTCGACGAGTACGAGGCAAAGCTTCGGGAGAAGGCGGCATGAGCCAGATCGACTTCAGCCGTCATCCTGTAGATGTGCATCGAGACGAAATAGCCAGCCAGGTAGATGCGTTCCTGGCGGGCGGCGGAAAGATCGCATCTATCCCAATCGGCATGTCGGGAGACAGGGACGCCAAGCCGAACAGCAGACCGGCACGAAAAGCTAAGCCGGGTCAGACCGACGCCGCACACTCCGCATTCGAACGCAACCGCCGAGAGAATCGCAGGCTGCTATCGCAAACAGTCCGTTACTGCGCAGACAAGGGGATGACTATCTCCGCCACCGCAGACGCAATGGACCTCGACCGCGCTACTGTCCGCAAGATCGCCGCCGAGCACGGCATCAGGTTCGGGCATCGTTAGCGCCGCGACTCTCTCTCCGAACAGGAATAACCCCATGCACCAGCTAACAGCGAATCACCGCCCTGGCGGTGTGACGGTCACCGGCTGGCCTGAAGAAAGCCAGCTCATGACCCCAGACGACATTCTGCTATTCGCGAGAGCGGTGAGGCAGATAGCGATCAACCAGGCCCAGGGCGCCGAGGGCGTTCAGGTCTACCCGGAGGTGGATGATGGAAGTCAAGGCGAAGACCAAGCGTGACTCCGGCCTGCGCACGGCGGTGCTCCTTCTGAAGCGAGCAAACCGCTACGTAGGGGTCCACAACAGCATTGGCGCCATGGACCTCAGCACAGAGATTGTCGAATTCATCGCCGCTATTGAGCGGCAGGAGAAGGGATTGTGAGCAACGAATTGACCGATGTGCGCTGCCCTTGCGGCGCCGAGTTCCAAGCCGACAGCTATGACGCAGGGTTCATTGCCGGCTCCGGCATGTGCCAGAACTGTGACGCTGCACTACCCCCGAAAGATATTTGCACCTGCCCTTCCGGCGACGGCTCCCTGGTCCATCCCTGTCCGGCACATCCGGCACCGGTAGAGCAGGCAGGCGGGGATGAGCGCGCGGCACTTCAGGAGTTAATCCGAGTGCGTGACTGGGTAAAAAATCGCAGGGGACAGCCGGAGAAGCTGAAGAACACTGGGCAGACCTACATCATGATCGAAAAGTGCGAAACGCTCGACATGCTGGAGTGGGCGATTGAGCGTGCCCGCGCCGCCCTGGCGCACGCGCCGACCAGTTTGGCATCCCCGTCGTGCAAATGGACCGAAAGCAGCGGCATCTGGGAAACAAGTTGCGGCCAGACCTGGAGCTTCATCGAGGACGGACCAGCAGAGAACGGAGCGCTGTTCTGTCACCACTGCGGCGGACGCCTGGTCCTCATCAAGAGCGACGACCAGGAAGATGACGGTGAGCCGTGCCCGGAATGCATGGAACACGGCTGCAACGGCGAATGCGCTGGCCACGGCGCGATGGGAGACTGAAATGAAGCAATCCCAATTCAGGGCCGAGCTGGTCAAGATCATGCCCGGCTACAACTGGACAGTTCATGCGAGCCGCAGCAGCGAAAAGCTGTTGGTCGCCACCGGCATCCAGTCCAGCGGCTCCAACCGGCTCTCGACGCTACGCGTGCAGCGTCGGGACGACTACGCCGGTTCCGGCAAGCCCCACTACGAAGTGAGCAGCGCGGGATACGGAACCCGATCCCCCTGGCTGCACACCGCCCAGGACAGAACCCTGGCACGAGCCCTTCGCTCGCTTCAGGAGCACTACGAGAGCAATGCGCGCAGGTACAGCAGACACGCGAGTGACCTACAGCGTGGCCGGAAAGCTACCCCGCCGACGCCCGGAGTTTCTACAGATGAATGACTACAAATCAGCCTTCAACGCCGCGGCCGCCGACCTCGGTGCGATCATCGCGCTGCTGGGGTTCACCAAGTACCCCGGCGTCGATCCGGTGCTGCGCGCAATTACTGACCTGATGCTCGAAAAAGCCGAGAACCAGGTGCTCAGGGAGGAGCGCAACGCCGCCCTGGCCAATGTCGATGCCCTCGCAGTGCAGGTGTTGAAGCTCGGCGGGACTATCAGCCTCGCCCACCACCGGACCGACCAGGCTGGGCAGGTGCCACAGGCCTGGCTCGACGTGCAGGCAGAGCGCCGCCGGCAGATCACCGCCGAGGGATGGACGCCGGAGCACGACGACGAGCACAGCCACGGCCAGATGGCCCGCGCCGCCGCCTGCTACGCCCTGGCCGGCGCCGTGCTTCTGCCGGCGGACCTGCGCCGCCAGGTGCTGGAGAAGATGGCCGCCCAGCGCGACCCGGCCACCATGCTCGACCTGTTCGCCCAGGTGCTGGGCATGGCCAACGCCGTCGCCGAGAACTGCCGAGCGATGGTCGAGTTGATCCTCATCGAGCGCGGCGAACATCCGCACACCGCGGAGCAGGCGAACCTCCCGACGATGTTCGGAGCGCTGCAGGGCGTTGTCCTGGCCGCAACGGTGAACCCTCGCGGCACGTGCGCCGGCTGCGCCTATCGACTCGGCACCCCGGCGAACACCTCGCCGGTCACCACCTCCGATGCCATCTACTGCCGGCAGGAACTCAGCCGGTTCTACTGCCACGCCGACCTGGACGACCAGGGCAACCCAGTCCGCACCTGCGTCGGCCACGCCAAAGCCATGAAGCAAGACGCCACGAAATGAACCGCCCCACCATCTGCCGCACCACGGGCCAACGGATAGGCCTGTGCAAATGCTTCCGCTGCCGGCCGCCGGCGCCGGAGCAACCGGAGACACCACAATGTCCTCTACCCAACACCAACTGATCGAGCAGTGCGCCACCCGCCTACGCGGCATCGTCGAAGCCCTGGACAACATCCACGACAGCACCCAGCACCGCTCCCCGCACCGCTGGTCGACGGACCTCGACGAGGTTCATTCCTCAGCCGAGAGCCTGCTGGCCATGATCAAGGACCAGGCGCCGCCGTCCGAAGACCAGTTGATCGCCGCAGGCCTCAGCTACCCGCTCGCCAAGGAAGATGCCGTGCAGCTCTGGTACGCCGGCTTCAGGTCCGAAGTGGTCACTGTGCTCGAGGCCTGGGAGGCAATCGGCCACGATATCGGCATGAACCCGAGCAAGGGCGAACTGCTGGATTCCCTGCGCAACATGGCGGCGATTTGCAATGCGCACGGCAATGACATGCCAGCCCAGTCGGCAATCGACCAGCGCCAGGTCATCGCAGACGCCATCACCGGCGCGCTAGCGTTCGGCGCCCAGGCCAGCCAGCCGCCGGCGGAGGATCACTGGCTTCGTCCGTTCTACGACATCGGCCGCGCCGAGGGACAACGCACCCAGGAACTGGCAATGCTGGTTCGCATGCTGGCCGCTTCCCTGAAGCGGCATGCCCCGGAAAGCAACCTGGTGGCGCGCGCCACCAACTACCTGGCCGCCAAGGGCTTGGCCGGCACACCGCTTCGTGACCCGCCGGCACCGGTAGAGCAGGCAGGCGGGGATGAGCGGGCGGCGTTCGAGGCGTGGGCTACGCATTTACCGATGGATCGGCAGCCGCTACGACCAGACCTCTATATGCCGCAAACTCAATGGGCGTGGGAAGCGTGGCAGTTCCGCGCCGCCCTGGCGCAACCCTCCCAGTCTCAGTATGAAGCCAGCTTCGAAGAGTGGCTGGCCAACGAACTCGAGGGCGAGGACGGCCAGCCTGTTCCGGCTGCGGTCTGCGACATTACCCTCGCACGCCGAGCATTCAACCACTGGCCCAAGCTGGAACAGCCAGCCAAGGTCGGTGGCGTCCGCTTCAGCGCTGGCGTGTCGTCTCGGCTGGTAGTCGAAGCCGCCCAGCGGCTGTACGAGTTCGAGTCCACTCCGGAGCAAGAGGCGGAGCGGCCGGAGGTTGTGGCGTATCGGACTGTCGGGCGACATGCAAAGCACCAGCATCCCCACTTCGCACTGAACTACTACAAGCAGAATGCGGAAGATCAGGCTGCTCACTGGAGCGAGCGCGGCTGCGAGGTTAGCGTGGACGAACTGACCACCGTCGCCGAGTGCGAGCGCATCGCCGGGGCGCTGCGGGCGGATCGCGATTCGTGGGCCAAGCGCTGGGACGAGGCCGTCAGGTACGGCGCGCGAATCGAAGAACAGCGCGACGCCGCCCTGGCCAATGTCGATGCCCTCGCAGTGCAGGTGTTGAAGCTCGGCGGGACTATCAGCTTCGCCCACCACCGGACCGACCAGGCTGGGCAAGTGCCGCAAGCATGGCTCGACGTGCAGGCAGAGCGGAAGCGGCAGATCGAGGCAGAGGGCTGGACGCCGGAGCACGACGATGCGCACAGCCACGGCGAGATGGCCCGCGCCGCCGCCTGCTACGCCCTGGCCGGCTCCAGCGCTCCGAACGATGGAACCGCCGCCCTGCTGGTGTCGCTGGCATGGCCCTGGGATGAACAGTGGTGGAAGCCGAGCACTGCTCGACGCGATATGGTCAAGGCCTGCGCCCTCGGGCTGGCCGAGATCGAACGTCTCGACCGGGCAGGCATATCGCAAAATCCCCAGCCGGGAGCCACCACGGCCTCTTCCTGAGGCCCGTCCCGGCTGGGGAGAGAATCCTAACACTCAATTTCGGTCCCGGGCGATCCGCCTGGGCGGAGAGGCATTGCCCATGGAAACCCCATCTGAGTTCCTCTCGAAGGAGGAGTTGGAGGCCATGATCGGCGCCAAGTCATCGAAAAAACAGGTCGAGTGGCTGGCATCTCATGGCTGGAAGTACGAATTGAATGCTGCGCAGCGACCTGTCGTCGGGCGGATCTATGCCCGCCTGCGGCTGGCCGGAGTGAAACCGAACGGAACGGTCGCTGTACAGGAACCATGGACGCTGGATCTGTCGAAGGTGAGTTGAAATGCGGCCGAAGCAGCCGAAGAACAGGGATCTCCCGCCCCGGATGATTCGCCGGACCAGGAAGCTAAAAGGAGGGAGGTTGTGGGTTGGCTACTACTACGACGGCCGCGGCGAGGACGGAAAGAGGAAGGAAATCCCGCTCGGCACCGACCTGGACCTGGCAAAGCTCGAGTGGGCGCGACTGGATGCCAGTCCGGCTCCGAAGACCCTGCGCAAATGGGGTGACGTGTTCGACCGGTACGAAAAAGAGATCATCCCCGGGAAAGCGCCACGAACCCAAAAGGACAACCTCCTCTCGCTGACGCAACTGCGAAAGGCGTTTTCAGAAGCGCCGGTCGAGGCGCTCACCCCCCAAGTGCTGGCACAGTACCGGGACAAGCGGTCCGCGAAGGTTCGGGCGAACAGGGAGCTCTCCCTCTTCTCCCACATCTTCAACATCGCCAGGGAGTGGGGGATCGTCACGACTGAAAACCCGGTGAAGGGGGTTCGTAAGAACCGCGAGACGCCGCGCGACTTCTACGCCAGGGCCGAGGTCTGGAACGCGGTATACGGCGCGGCCCCACCGGAACTCCGCGACGCCATGGACCTCGCCTATCTCACCGCCCAGCGGCCGAGCGACGTACTGATCATTCGGGAGGCGGACATTCAGGATGGGCACCTGCAGATCGCCCAGGGCAAGACGTCGAAGAAGTTGCGCATCATGCTCGATGTCGACGGCAGCCCGACGGCGCTTGGAGAACTCGTTGCGCGGCTGTGCGAGCAGCGGCGCCAGCGCGGCGTAGCCGGCCCGTACCTGATCACTACGCCCGATGGGCGCCGGATGACATCCTCCATGCTGCGCATTCGCTTTGACGAGGCACGGTCGGCCGCCGCCGGCGCGGCGCTTGAGGACCTCGACGAGACTCTGGCCACCGCAATCCGTCAGTTCCAGTTCCGGGACATCCGCCCGAAAGCAGCCTCAGAAATTGCTGACCTGGGCCGGGCATCCAGGCTGCTTGGACACACCGACAAGCGCATCACCGAGACCGTCTATCGTCGCGTCGGCGAGATCGTGGAGCCAACGAAGTAA